ATTTCCGTGTGGCGGTTTCAAATACTCCTGAAGATTTAGATTCAAACACTTTAACAGGTAAGATTTTCTTAAAACCGACTAGAGCGTTAGAATACATTGATATTGAGTTTGTTATCACACCTACGGGAGCGTCTTTTGACGACGTATAAATAAAAAAATAAAATGGGGGTTTAGAAATATTCCCCCATATATACCATAATAAAAAGAATATGAAAATTGAAAAGAAATTAATTAAGGAGTCTTTGGGTGATAAACAAGTGAGTCCTAAAACGTTTTCACAAAAAAAACAAAATATTATCCTAACTGAATCTCAATTAGAAAAATTATTACTAAAACTTCAAAAGTAATGAACGTTAAAAGACATGTATTTAATTATTTAAAACGTAAAAGTTTAAATGAGGGGGTAACCGTAGAGGGTACTCCTGACTCAAAATACTATGCTTTTGATTGGGATGATAATCTTGTTTTTATGCCAACACAAATTATTGTGATGACTAAAAATGACGAGGAGGTTGGTTTATCTACTGAAGATTTTGCTGAATACAGACACCAAATAGGTAAAGAACCATTTTCATATAAGGGAACAACTATAGTTGATTACGCTCCCGATCCATTTAGAAATTTTGGAGTTAAGGGGGACAAAAGATTTATTATTGATTCGATGTCAGCAAGTCCTGGACCGTCGTGGAATGATTTTGTGGAGTGTGTTAATGGAGGTTCTATTTTTGCAATTATTACTGCAAGAGGACACAGTCCTGAAACATTAAAAGAGGCGACATTAAATTACATCCTTTCTAACCATAATGGTATTGATAGTAAAAAAGTTGTTGAATCTTTAAAACAATATAGGAATTGGGCAGAAAACCCAATAGACGAATCGTATAACATAAACTTCATAGATAAGGATATTATTACAGAGTATTTAGATTTGTGTCGTTTTGAACCTGTAACGTTTGGAGAAGGTAGTGCTGCTAACCCTGAAGAGGGTAAAATAAATGCAATGAGAAAATTTATTTCGTATTGTAAGGAATTGGCTCAAGAAATAGGTAAGAAAAGTTATTTTAAAAATGATATTATAAATGACGAAATTATTCCCTTTATTGGTTTTTCAGATGATGACCCTAGAAATATTGATAAAATGAAAGATTTTATAGAAAAAGAATATGAAAAAAAACCAGTAAGAATGTATTTAACTAAAGGAGGAGAAAAAAAAGAAGTTTAATAATTAAGTCCGGTCTAGTATAAGGATAATTTTAAACCAAAAAAAAGTAAATAGAAAAAAAATAAACGAACAGATATTTATCAAATAAATAAAACAAATTAAAAAATAAGACATGGCTGATTTATTAATGAAAATGCCCTTTCAGTACGAACCTAAAAGAAAAAACAGGTTTATATTGACATTCCCTTCTTCTTTAGGGATTAACTCTTGGTATGTTGAGTCAACCACTAGACCTAAAGTTACAATTAAAGATGTTGAGATACCATTCTTAAACACTTCTACATATGTTGCGGGACGATTTAATTGGGAGTCCATGGATGTTACTTTCCGTGACCCTATTGGACCTTCAGCGTCACAGGCGTTAATGGAGTGGGTTCGTCTACATGCAGAGTCTGTAACAGGACGTATGGGATATGCCGCAGGATACAAAAAAGACGTTGACTTAGAAATGTTGGACCCAACAGGGGTAGCAGTTGAAAAGTGGATTCTTCAAGGAGTATTCTTAACTAGTGTTGATTTTGATTCATTAGGATATAGTGAAGACGGGTTAATCACTGTTAAAGCAACAATGAGACCTGATAGATGTATTTTAGTGTACTAACACAAATATAAAAATAATTTTAAGAACCTCACTAACAAAGTGGGGTTTTTTTGTTTACATACACCATTAATCATTTATTTTTTAATAAAAAATTATTATGGATCAATCAGCAATTTATGGGCAACAAGATTTTAACTTACCACACGACGTTGTTAAGTTACCGTCAAAAGGGGTATTTTATAAACCAAAAAAAGAATCATTAAAGGTTGGGTATTTAACTGCCTCAGATGAAAATCTTCTAATGTCACAAAATATTCCAATAGACGGGTTAATAACCACACTATTAAAAAACAAAATTTACGAACCTGGATTTGACGTAAATCAATTATTAGATGCAGACGCAAAGGCAGTTTTATTATTTTTAAGAAACACATCTTTTGGTCCTGAATATATAATATCAGCAATTGACCCCCAAACTAATAGAAAATTTGAATATTCGTTAAAGTTAGATGAAATAAATTTTACAGATACTATTCATAAATCTAATGAAAACGGGTTATTTGAATTTATTTTACCATCGTCTAAAGCTTCAGTTAAATGTAAACTGTTAACTTTAGGTGATACTAATGAAATTGATAAATTGAAGGACTCCTACCCACAAGGTATGATTGCTCCAATTATAACCAAAAGATTAGAAAAACATATTGTTGAATTAAACGGTGATCCCGATAGAATGAAGATTGCTACATTTGTTAATCAAATGCCAATCTCCGACTCTAAAAATCTAAGAAAATTATTAAACGAAGCTGAGCCATCGATAAATCTTAAAAGAACTATTATAGCCCCGTCTGGAGAAAGAGTTGATGTTGACATCGCTTTTGGGGTTGAGTTTTTTCGTCCTTTCTTCTCAATATAAACAATCGTTATTAGATGAAATTTTTTATTTAGTAAGTAAATGTCATTTTTCTTATAGTGACGTTATGAAAATGCCTTCATTTGAAAGAAGGTACTTTATAGATAAATTGATTGAAAGTTATAATAAATAACATTATAACTACCTATTTATATAAAAAATAAAAAATTATGTTTCTATATACCGTAACTTCTGATCCTAATGCTGCTGCAAGTACCGCCGGAGACGGATCAACTAGTCAATACACCAATGTTCAAGGAACTATTGAACAAATAGAAGACTTAAAAAAATCGTTAACTAACTTTGTTGTAAGCACAAGTTGGAAAACCATTTTGGAAAATGCCAACAAAGAGTTGATATCTATGAATGATCAAGCATTATCGTTACAGAGATCGATGGGTGGTGTCGCTATGGGTACTGATAACTTCAGAGAAAGGATGTATTTAGCATATCAAACCACTATGGATATCGGATCATCTTTTAAAGATGTAACAACCGCTGTTGAGGGATTAGCGGAAGGTATGGGAAGAATAGTAAATCCAAGCACTCAAGTTTTACAAAATATTGTGGAGTTGTCTAAAGCAACAGGAGAGTCCACAAAAGAAATAGCCATGTTAATAACCGATATGACAAGGTTCGGTGGTACACAGGAGGAAGCAACAAAAAAAATACATGATTTATCAGTTGAGGCAAGACAGGCAGGTTTAAGTGCTAAATCCTATCTTAAAGAAATAGGAACAAACGTTAAAGCGGTTAGTGGGTTTGGATTTAAAACGGGTATTGATGGTATGAAAAATATGGTTAAACAAGCCATGTTATTAAGAACAACCGTAGATAAGATTGGTGCTAAAGGATTTGCTAGTAATTTATTGGATCCAGAAAAAGCTATTGAGGCGGCGGCAAGTATGCAAATGTTAGGGGGAGCGGTGGGTAAATTAGCCGATCCGTTTCAGTTAATGCATATGGCACAAAGTGATATGGCGGGATTACAAAAAGAACTTATAAACTCAACAAAGGCTGCTTTTACATTTAATAAGGCAACGGGTGGGTTTGAAGCGTCAACAGAAGATTTATATAGATTAAGAGAACAAGCTAGAATAACGGGTCAAAATTTTGACGAATTACTTGAAGCAGGAAAAGAAGCGTCAAAAATGGATTATCTAAAGGACAAATTTGATTTAGGATCAATGTCTGAAGATACCCAATCGCTAGTTGCGGGATTGGCAGAGATAGGTAAAGACGGAAAGGTATCAATAGATATACCTGGGTTTAAAAAAATAGAAGCTGACAGTGCTGATCAATTAAAGGCTCAACTTCAAAATGCGGACACACAAAAAGCGTTAAAAGATTATCAAGACAAGGCCGCATTATCAGAAAGAGATTTGGCGGTTGCTCAAATGACAATAACCGAAAATCAGGCAAAAGATGTTAATATTATTAAAGAGGCTGTTATAAGAAATATTCCCGATAGAGATAAATTTCTTGAAGATATAAAAACAACCAATGATAGTTTAGGTAACACATTTAAAAACGCAGCTGATAAGGTGGCACCAACAACTGCAGCAGGACTTGAGGGACTTAATCAAGCTGCGGCAACAGGGGCTTCTAAAATTAATGAAGTTGTTGGGGCGGATGATGAGATGGAAAAGGAAAATAGAAGAGTGGAACTGGAAAAAAAGAAAAAAGAATTGGAAGAAGGAAAAAAAGTTGAAGATGGTTTTTTCCCTTCTTCAGGTGCAGCAATTATTAAAGGTAGAGGTGAAATGTATAAAACATTACCTGACGACCAAATAGCTGTCGGGACTAATTTAGCAAATTATTTAAACCAAGTTGGTGGTGGATCAGGAAAATTAGATATTAATATAAATGTTGGGGGTAGCGTAAATGGGGATGGGGGGAACGTCTCCAAAATTTTTGAAGACCCTAAAGTACAAAAACAAATAATGGATACTGTATTATATAAGTTAGAGTCATACAAAAAACAACAAGGTGTAATCGCATAAAAATAAAAATTTGTCTATTTATATAATAAAATAGAGTGAATGGAAAGTCCGTTATCGTTTAATTCAAGTGAGAATTTCAGAAAAAAATTACTTCTAAGAAATTTACCACCATATAAAGTAGAAAACTCATTCTCTACTGGAGATGTTCCTGCAACAAATGATTTTTTAATTTTAGATTATGCTATTATAGATTCTCCAAAAATTGAAGTTGTTGGTGATGTTCAAGAAAAAATTCTTTATACTAAAAACCAATATACTCCTGAAAACAAATCCTATTATGGTGATGTGGTACAAATAA